TCGAACCGCGTCGTCGGCCTGGGCGACGAGACGACCCCATGGGGCAACAGCGGCATCGTTGCTGCGTGGCGCTCCGAGGGCGAGCAGATGCAGCCCAGCCGTATGTCGCTGACGCCACGCGAGACGAAGCTGAACGAGCTTTATGCGTTCGTCCTGGCGACCGAAGAGCTGCTCGAAGATGCACCGCGGGTCGCCACGCTGCTGACCAACCATGCCGCAGCGGCGATCCGCTGGAAGGCGGCTGACGCTTTCATGTATGGTGACGGCATCGAAAAGCCGCTCGGCTGGATGAACTCGCCCGCTACGATCGCCGTGGCGAAGGACGCGGGCCAGACCGCTGCCACCATCACCGCGTCGAACGTCGCCCGGATGTGGGCGCGCATGATCATGCCAAGTCAGGCCAGCTGGCTCGTGAACAGCGACGTCATGCCGACGATGATGGCGATGAACGATGCGGGCGGCCGTCCGCTCTGGTTCGGCAATTACCAGGAAAGCCCCGGTGGCGTTCTGCTGGGCCGGCCGGTGGTGTTCAACGAGCACAGCCGTTCGGTGGGGCAGAACGGCGACATCCAGTTCGTCAACCCGAATGGATACGAAGCCTTCCGCAAGCAGAACGGCGTCAGCTTTGCCGATTCGATCCACCTGTATTTTGACTACAACATCCGCGCCTTCCGCTGGGTGTTCCGCATCGGCGGTCAGCCGGTGCTGTCGAAGCCGGTGGCCCCTGCGAACGGTGGCAGTACCAAGTCGCACTTCGTGACGCTCGCCGAGCGCGCCTGATCCTCAACACCGGACCCGCGCCCAGCGCGGGACCGGTCGGATCGTCCGGCCGGTAGCTTTGGAGACACGATAATGCAGGGCAACCTGGACCCCTCGGCCCGCGTCGGTATCGCGGGCGTCATTCCGGCGCAGCAGGCTGCGCCCGGCGTGGTCAACTCGGGCTTCGTCGACATGCGTAACTTCTACGCTGTCCTCGCGTCGCTCAATGTCGGCGTGATCGGCGCGGCCGGCACCGTCGACGCCAAGATCGAGCAGGCGACGGACGCCAACGGCGCGGGCGTCAAGCCCGTTCTCGGCCTCGCCGTCGTGCAGCTTGCCAAGGCAGGCGGCGACAACCGTCAGGCGGGCATCAACGTCAGGCAGGAGGATCTCGACAAGAACGGGGGCTTCCGGTTCGTCCGGGTGTCCGTGACGGTCGGCGGTGCTGCGACCTTCCTGTCCGCCACGCTGACCGGCTTCGACGCGCGCTACGGCGCCGGCAACGCCAACCAGCTCGGCACCGCCGCGCCAGCCATCAGCTGAGGAGCTAGAAAATGATCGAGTTCATTCAGGACTATGTGACGAAGGCACTCCCGCGCGAAGCCTTCACCGATGGCCAGCAGGTCGAGCGGTCGGCGGAAAGCGAACTGTATCTCGTCCGTCTCGGTGTTGCCGGTTACCTTGTCGACGGGAAGCTGGTCGACCAGGACTATCTGCCGATCACACGGCAGACGGTTGTCGTCGTCGCCACGACCGACCGCCGGTTCTCGGACGCGGGCCGGGGTGGCGAGACGATCGGCCTCGAAGCGCCGCAGCGCGCGACGAGCGGTCCGGGCAACGAAGTGCTGTTTGCCGGGAAGCGGGACGGCACGACCTTCGGTAGTGTCGAATTCGAGCAGCTGCGCGGCGATCTCGCGGCGTCGGCCAGCCAGTTCGAACAATATCAGGCAACCAGCGAAAGCGAGGTCGAGCGTCTCAAGGGACTGATCGACGCCGCTACGGATGCGTTCCACAAAGCCGATACGGCATTCGGCGAAGAGCGCACCACGCTCGTCGGCGAACGGGACCAGGCACTGGCGGATCTGAAAGATTCGCGCAGCCAGCATGAGAGCCTCGTGCTGGAATATCAGTCGGCGCAAAAGCAGGTAGCCGAACTGGAACGCCTGCTCGCGGAAGCGAACAAGCCGGACGCCAAGCCGTCGCGTAACCCGAAGTAAGGAGGCGGGGCGGTGGTCACGATCATACCTGCCGCCCCCCTCGATGGGGGGAAGGTTCTCCCCAACGTGCTGGTTGACCAGTACGTTAAGGCCGGTGACGATCAGCAAGCACTGCTGGACGTGTTCCGGCTTACCGCACTCGGCTGGGTCGAGCAGCATACCGCACGGTCGCTTGTTCGGCGCCGCTGGGTCGCGATCTTCGATGGTTTCGACACCGATATGCGCTTGCCGCGCGAGCCCGTCCGCAGCGCCGTTTCGCTGGCCTATGTCGATGGTGCCGGTGCGGTCATCGATGGCGAAGGGCGCTGGCGCATTGCCGGTGCACAGCTGCTGCCGGCCGTCGGCACGACATGGCCTGCCACGGCCGATCGCGCGGGTGCGGTGCAGGTCACGTTCGAGGCCGGATATGACGACGTCGCCAGCGAGGCCCCTGCCCTTCAGGTGGCAGCGTTGTTGCTGATGAAGCACCTTTTCGACGGCGGATCGATCGACGACGTTCCCGCGACCGTCACGCTGCTGCTCGACACGCAATATCGAACGCCGGTGATGGCCTGATGCGGCTCGACGCGCGCAAGCTCGATCGCCGTCTGCTGATCCAGCGCCCGCAGGCAGGGACCGGTTTCACAAGCGCCGGATCCGGCACCTGGGTTGATGTCGCCACCGTCTGGGCCAGCGTACAGGACTCGCTGCCCAGCCGGGGCGAGCGACTGGCTGACGGCATCAACGCCGCATCGCGTCCGGCCCGGGTGCGCATGCGCCATCGTTCTGACGTGACGGCCGACATGCGGTTCGTCGAAGGCGGCAGGATCATGCAGATCATCGCAGGCCCGGCCGAATTGGGCCGGCGTGACGGTCTCGAGTTTATGGTCGAGGAATACAGCCCGGCCGGGAACGCCGCCTGATGGCGACCAGTCGCGGGGGTGCGGCGGTGCGGCGCTACATGGCGCAGCTGCCCGCCGAGCTTGAAAGAACCGTGTTGCGCGGCGCGGCCCGCGCTGGCGGCAAGGTCCTCGTCGACGGCGCCAAAGAGCGCTCGATCTCGTCGGACGTCGACGATGCGATCGTGATGAAGAGAAAAAGCGAACCCGGCCGCATCACGGTCATCATCACTGTCGAGAAAGGCTGGGCACGCTCGGTCGCCAACTGGCTCGAATATGGCACTGACGCCCATTTCATCTCGGTCGCCAAGGAAGATAGGGGCGGCAAAAGCGTCGCGCGGATCAACGCCACGGACAAACGATCGATGATCATCGGCGGGAAGTTCGTCGGCGATACCGTCTTTCATCCGGGCGCCAAGCCGCATCCGTTTCTGCGCCCAACGCTCGACATCGACGGCCCCAAGGCCGTGGCCGAGGCGCAGAACTTCATCAACGCGCACGTGACCCCCTCAGGGATCATCGCCAGCGCCGAACCAGGGGACGACGACGCATGACCGGTGTCGATATCCTCGGCGAACTGCTGCTGGCGGACGCTCCGCTGATCGCCGCCATCCCCTCGGCCCAGATCAAGGCCGGCGCGTTGCCCGAAAACCTCGCCCTGCCCGCGCTGCTCGTCCGGATGACCAGCAACGTCGAGCGACAGATGCTCAAGCGTGGTGCCACGGTCCGCACGATGGAGCGGATCTCGGTCGCCGTGCGCGCCGTCAGCTACGACGAGCAGCGCGCAGCCATGGCCTTGGTCGTGAAGGCCTGCGCGGGGCGGACCGGCAGCATCGCGGGCGCTGACAATGTTTCCGTGCTGACCGCTGGTCGCGGACCCGATCTGCGCGGCCCAGGCAACACCTTCGAACAGACACAGGACTTCCGCGTCAGCTTCGACGCGCCTGCGTAACCTGAAGAGGAGATCATCATGTCCGCTACCCCATCGACCGTTCGTGCAACCGTGAAGCGCGACTTCGCCGACGCCGGCACGGATCGGAAATTCGCCGAGGGCGAGAAGCCCGAACTTAGCCGCGGCGAATACGAGAATTACCGCGCGGCCGGACTCGTCGAGCCGATCACGGAAACCGCTTCGGCCCCCGCCAAGCCGAAGCGGGGCCGCACCCCGCGCGCCGCAAAGGGCGAGACCAACAGCTAACCCGCCGCCCGGCGGGCGATCAACGGCCGGCGTTTCCGGCCCTACGTTACCAGGAGCAAGACCATGGGTTCTCAGACTGCAGCAGGCTCGGCGCTTGCTATCTCGGCCGCAACGCCCGCCACGCTCGACGCGACCGGCTTCGCGGCCCTCACATTCACCGAAATCAACCAGGTCGAGAAGCTCGGCTCGTTCGGCGCCAGCTTCGCCAAGGTCGAGTTCCAGCCGCTGAAGGGCGCCAAGCAGAAGTACAAGGGCTCGGCCGACTATGGCGCGCTGCAGCCCTCGATCGCCATCGACAACCTCGATGCCGGTCAGACCATCCTGCAGACGGCGTCCGATGACGAGACACAGAAGCTCTACTCGTTCCGCGTCACCTATCAGGACGGCGCGAAGCGGTATTTCCAGGGCCGCTCGTTCGGTTCGCCCGAAACCGCGGACGGCGCCGAC